GGCGGGGGAAACTCTTCAAGAAAATGATAATAATATCAATCATTTTCCCAAGCTCTCGCTCGGATTCCCCTCTGCATGTCTCCATGCAGTCTAGACTATATCATAGCTTGGCTGGTAACCAAACTCTTAGCGTGTAGTCGTTGAGGATTCTTAAATTGAGATTTTCCTTTATAAGAGTACATTCTATCATATATTTTTTTTTCATCAACACCATGTTTGGAATTTATTCCGCTTTTGGGTCTTGACTTTCTTAACAAAATGTATTCTTTTAAAGATTCAAGTTTGTGTTTTTTTGCTCCAATAAAATAAGGATAAAGAATGTCTATTATTTTAATGACATTATCGTGGGTAGCAATAGACAACTCATAAATGTTTTTTCTAACACCACTGCCAAAACCACTCTTCTCTTTGCTCCTATCTCTTGTTTGCTTTCGGTATCTGATTCCATACTCACAAAGGATATTCTCAACCTCATTCATGATGATAACATCTGAATTACAAACTCCAATATTAGGAGTATATGATTGAGTTTTTTTTTCTTTCTTTTGTTGAACCATTACCTTACACAAGCTTATCCAGCCTTCTCCTTCTATAATACCAGCGAGCCATGCTGTTCTCAATTTAAGCCTTTCCTGCTGATTGCCCATTGTTACATCCTTTTGATTTTCACTGCGAACCTATTTTACCATAGTGCTCACTAGTACGCAAGGTTTTAGGGTGTTCCAGCATATAGCTAAGTTTTATTACGGCAATTAAGCTGCGAGCTTTAGGCTACCGTACTGTTTGACCCTTACGGTCTTTCTAACGTTGGTCATCTTCTGACCAGCAGGTGGTGTGCCTTCAGATAAAGCAACGAGCGCAGGATCAAGAGATAAAAACCCCCCAACCTTGAACTGATCGCCAGAATTCTTCGGCATCTTTGCTTTCTTCGAAAATAAGTTATGGATTTCAAAGGGTTCAGCACGGTCAATCATTAGACCTGCATAGTGAACACCAACCGCATAACCCAGATCTGTTGTCTTTGTAACAGCCATAGGAAATACTCCTTATTAACGGCCGCCCTCTCGTATACACTTATCTGACCAAGCTACCCTCTCATCCCTAGTCATATTCTTAAGCTTATTAACCAAGCTAACCGTTCCACCGCTGCCAGCAGAGCTACCAGCTCCAGGTTTACCCATATTTTCAGCCGCCCGCTTTGCATTATCATGTTCCGCATTAACGGCATGATCTCTTATATATTTCGGGCCATCTTTACAAGTTTCATAAGCTGCTTCCATAGCATCAGGATCGCCAGGGTGCTTTAATAAAAAAGTGCGTAACTTCAAAGGCAATGTTTTGCCGTATTCGTTCATTGTTTCTTCATAATCAGGGTGAGAAGATAAAAAACCTATAACCTTAGTCTTTGTCTCAAGAGTTGTCTTCTCCTGAAGCATGTCGTTTCGCAAAGCCTTCTCTCTTTGTCTTTGCTCGGCTATCGTTAAAAAATCCGTCTCATCTCTGCCATCAAAAGGATCAACTTGCTTTTCTTGCGTCTGAGTAAAAGATTGTGTCATCTTCATTATCTCACTACGCAAAGCAGAGTTTTCATCTTTCATATCCTTTAAAGCACCCCTCATACCTCGGAAATCGTTGGCATTAGGATTGGTGGTCTCAGGACTAGCGCCCGTTTCTTCAGCGGCTTCCTGTTGAACAGCGGCGGCCTGTTCCGTTTCGCCCGATGTGTTTTCTTCGTCCATAACGTACCTCAATTAATTGTTACCTCAATAGCACCTCAATAGCACCTCAATAGGTACGTTCCAAAATGGAACCTACCACCTCAGTTATTCGAAATTTCCGAACAACTTAAAACGCCCGATACCCTCTCCCGAAAGAGAGAGCAGGTCGGCATCACCTTTTTATGCGTTAAACCCTAAAGACGCGTAGCTCTCAGGTCTAATGCACTTCATACCATTACCAAGTTTGGAAACACTATCCAAAACAAGGCTTGAGGCGCACCCATCAGGGATAATTAAGCCCCCTCTCTTGGTATATGGTAAATTCCAAACATGTTTGATCTCTTTGGGTGTCCTCTTAACATACAAACAAAGACTCCCAATAACTCCAACAGCCTCTCTCAAATATTCAGCCATCCCTTTTCTAACAGGATAGGCCGCTAAATGCGTACGTACTAAACGCTTCTTAGCTTCTCGCTTAGATATCTTCGTGATATACATCTCATTCCAACCGTTCTTCTCATGGCATTCCTCGACCAATTCCCAAAGTTCATTGCTTAAGAAATCTTCCGCCGCCTCTTGCGCTATATCTCTATTATCGTGTGCCATAATTACCTCTTCCTTGCCTTACAAAGTGACCAAGCGACAATATAAAATAATAATAATGCAGTAATACATAAAAACATTATATTACCACCTGCTGAGGTTGCTCTTGCTGAGGTGATGTCTTCGCCCGCATGTCATCAGTTAAACTCATCTCAAGAATACCTTGTTCTTCATCAACCTCTATCATCTGCTTGGAAGCAAACGTTTGTTGCTCTTCTTCCATTCTCTTATTCTCATACATCTCCAAAATGAACCGAGTAGCGTTCTGCACCCTCTCAAGGTCCAGCCCCTGCATCTCTTTCGTAGCTTGTATTTGCTTCAAAACAGCATCAATGCGAGTATCTATTACTCTCGACTGGTTTAGCTTGCTCTCACTGACACGTTCCATGGCCAACGCCTCATCAGCGATACTACGCTTCCTCTGCTGTTCCGCCAGGCTTAGTTTATGGATCACTTCAGCGTTAGCAAGACGCTTCTGCATATCCTCCATCTCAAGAACTTTAGCTTGCTGCTCTTGCTGCTGCTGGCTTTCTTCTTCGTATGCCTGCATCAATTCCGACTTGTTAGCTATCGGCATATTAGAAATAATAAACTTGTCAGGTATAGCAATGCCCCGATCCCTAGCCTGTAATGCCTGAACATACGCAAGGTTGCGGTTAGTGTCCGTTAACATTCCCTCAGCTGTCAGTAAATCAAACTTCTCAACGTCCTCTTGAAAAAACTCTTCTGGTACTTCCTTGCCTGTAATACGTTCAACAAATTCCTTGGTAAAATTGATCTTTATCAACTTAACAATCTTTCGACCTAGTCCCTCTTGCGCGTAATTAAGATTATCTAGGATGTCTTGCAAGGTCTCAACGCTGTTGCTAGCACGCATCTTCGCCAACGTTCCAGAAATCTGAGTGTTGCCAATTTCAGCCGTACCCATGAATTCCTCACTGCCGCCAGCTAACTCCACCAAGTCTTGCTTTAGCTGTTGTGATAGTGCCATTGTACTCTGAGGTACTTCCCTAGCTCTTAACTCCTCAAGGTCTCCCATCTGCGCCGCTTCATCGAGCGTAATCACTACGCCAGGGCCAGTTTGGAAAAGGTCATCGTAGTTCACCACCGAACCATTCTTGACCTTGTAACCACCGTATGGCGCACTATCCAAAATCGTGAACATCTGGCTTCTGCGCTTGTTCTCCTCTCTCTGAGCATCGCGCAGAGTCCTTACTAGGCCTTGAAGCTTCCACTCAAATTCAGCAATGTCAGGATCAAAGTAGCCCGATACCAAAACATGAGGGTACTCACCAAAATCAATACCCCTCTCCTTGCTGCCGTATGGGTCTTTACCGTGGTATAACTCCTCACCTTGCACAAATACAGTCAACTGTACTGTAGGCTCGTAGTAAACAATGAAACTCACCCAAGGGAATTCCATAATGTGTTTCTCAAGATCCCCCTTCGAACCGTTCCACCTCTTAGATTCCCCGCTAATATTGTCAAGTAGCATGTAGCGCTTTCGAGTCTTGCGCTCCCAAAACTCCGTGTAGCAAACAATGTCATCGCCGTCTAAATGATTCGTCCCAGCAAACTCAAACTTATTGTCAACCTTGCCACCCTGTAATTCATCGATAGCTTTAGCCTTCTTCGGTAGTAGTCCCTTGGCATCGTCCTTGCTCATGTAGTCACTAGTAATAACGTAGCGACAATCACTCAAGTCTAGTTCACTGAAATCAGGTGCTAGTAAAAAAGTGTTGTAGCCCCTACGTGCTACCTTGATCTCCCCGTTGATGGGATCTCTACTATAATCCATATAAGGGTGAAGCAAGTTCCAGCCAGGTACTAGCGCACCCTTCTCAAAAGCATCGGAAATCTTCTGGTATATACGACCCTTATTATGCACCCACTTGCTAACATCGTCGTAAAGTTCTGCAATATATTGGTCTTGCGTCTCAGTCGCTTCAATAACCGTTGCCAGTCTGTTCTTACGTTGATGACCGCCTACCCTCTTGACAAACCTACGAGTATAGTTGAAAACAATGGCTTCACGATTGAATTTCTTGAGGTAGCTTTTTTCCTGAGTGCTCCATTGATCGCCAACGAAAAACTTGTAATCCGTATAGGCTTCCTCTAAAAATGTCGCAGTCTCTCCAAGTGCCTCTAAATACGCATCTTCAAAACGCTCTTTATTAGTTTTCTTTTCCATGTACGCCCTAACAAATTGAAATTTTAATCTCTACCATAAACTAGCACACTAACGTTTTTACCTGCCATAAAACCTACTCTTATTCTCAATATCTTCTTTTGTAAGCATATTACCGCGTAAATTATTGCCGTATTTCTTTAACCCCGTAGCCATATATCGAAAACTATCGGCACAGTGTCCAGCAGATTGTTTGGGCTTCGGCATATTGCTAACCAAACCATCAGAGGTAACGTCCTTACGGTAGCCGTCCATCATCTTAATGCCTAACTCGCAAGCCTCTTTATCAAACCAGCAGTTCGGAAGCAATTCACGCACTAGTTCAATGCCATCGTCAACAGGGAGCCGCGGCAATTTCGTAACCTTTACCCCTAGCTTGTTGAGTTTTGTTTTGCGTGATACGCCCGTACTCAATTCGTGCACCTCTACATCATGAGGAAAGAAGTTATGCTCGATGGTGACCTTGTTAATCTCTTGCCATTGCTTAAGCCAGTTAACGTACCTAGCAAGCCCTTCGTTACGGTCTTCCATATAGCCAACGACACGGACAAAGATACCTTGAATTTGCACAATCCATATTGCCGTAGCATCTCCGTAGCCAAGATCCCAAGAAGTGTAGGTGGGAAGGTTTACGTTCACTGGAACCGTTGCAATTTGCCCCTTTGTGCGCAATTCGTTCATAAACTTCTGATAGTAGTAGGCATCGGACGTTACCTCTATGGCCTCCTCATACGTAGAAGGATACTCTTGCTTCATCTTAGAGCCTTGTATACGCTCCTCTGCTGCATACCAACGCTGCTGCGAGTCGTTAAGCGTTATTCCATGCTCAGCCTTAAGGCTTCTGAAATAGTCGCTTATACGTGTCGAGAGGGGGTATTCCTCTTCTAGCGTGTACTCGGGGTTATCGTACCACGGAAAGAAGAAAAACTTGAAGTCCTTGTCCGTGAGAGGTCTGCCGTCACGTTGGATCTCAAGCGCATTCTCGCATAGGTCGGGCATGAGTCCATAGCGACCCTCCATCGTAGATTCAATGAAGATTTGCCCCTTCTCAGCGGCTGGAATAGCACCCGTCTTGACTTCCTCAGCCTTGGCGGGGAATTGCTGGTACATCTTGGCTAATTCGCTGATATGGAGTATTTGCAAGGTGTCAGATCTAACCATTGTATCGGCGGTGATGATAGAGCCGTTATCGAACTCTATGGAAGCAGTAGTTATTCTAGTAGCCTTGGGAACGAAGCCAGCGTCTTTGAGGTATTGCGGGATCTGGTCATAGGGAAACTTGATCTTAGAAGCAAAAATCTTAAGCGCGTCGTTCTCTCTGTGAGCTATGATAGCCGCCTTGTAGTTGTTATTGAATAAACATT